TACATCATGAGAAGCATCTACAGTAAAATAGCCCACTCCTACATCTAAGAATTCTAATATATCTTCCAGAGATACAATCATCTATTCACCTTCTTAACTATTTAGTTTTTACTTTTTTCATCATCTTGTCTTCTGGTGGACCCTTCATTTCTTTTAAAACAAAATCTGCCTTTCCTTTTTTCTTTACTTCGGGAATAATTATCCCCAATCTCTTGCGGATGATCCATTCAGCAAATTCATTATTTGCGGGATAATTCTTCCCTTTTATATAGGTCTTATCTTGTTTTTCATGATAAAAAGTCCTGCCAATTAAAATTCTCATCCTTAAAAAATCTCCTTTTGTGAGAGGGGAGTTTATGCTCCCCTCTCTTTATTTTTTAGCTATTAGATTAAGTTAACAGGCCCGATTGGCTTCCATATCTGCTGTGTTCCATTATGAAATTAACACAGAAAGTTACAGCAGAGGCAGTTACCGCCACAGTAGCTTTGAAATTTAAAAATCTTTTTGTAGGTGTATATTCATAAAGTGCATTTCCTACTGCATCTATTGCAACAAATACAAAACCTGTATCGGTAGTTAACACAGTAGTAGCATCTCCGTGTTCCATAATTGCGTTTAATGTTCCGTCAGTTCCTATATCTCCAACACTTACAGCAACTAATATTTTTCTTGGATAATTATAATCAGCTAAATCTATTTCTCCAGCAACAGCGTGAACTCCATTATTTCTGACATCTTCGTCACCAACAGCCTTTGCCATTGCTCTAATAGCGTCTAAAACCACAATATTTTCAAGCATATCCCTCATAATATAATCAGCTCCTTTCCTAAATTATTTTAAAGCAGGGGATTGCTCCCCTGCCATTTTTATCTATTATTCAGCATGTTCTTTGCTTAATCCCACAAATGGAGAAACTTCAGTAGCTGCATCTTCGGCAGTAATAGTTCCATTTAACCAGGGCTGGCCGTCAACGTTAGAAAACATCTTTAATACGCTCTGATTCTTCAGGAAGTATACATGCTTACTAAAATCAAAAGCGGGCCCAAACCCGTCTTTAATCAAGTAGTAAGAGCAATCGGCTAAAGTTATATCACCAACAGTACCTAAGGCAGGAACTCTGAAAGACCATTTAATAGGATATCCGAATAATTTATCAGATACCTTTTTAGTAGCATCACCTTGTATAAATAAACTATTTCCAGCAGTATCAGCTATATTAACAATCTGTCCAAATGCACTCTTGGAGATAACCCATATAGGATTACAACCTGGCAGTATTTGTGCCATTATTGCTACGATGTCAGCGAAAGCTATTTTATTAGCAGCAGCCCTATTAGCTTGAATATATGCAGGTGAAGGGATAATTCCCAAAGGCTGGCCCACGCCAGTTCCCCTCAAGAAATAATAGTCCTCAAAGGCAGCCTGTGCCCTGCTATATACTTGCTTCACATAGGTCTCCATAATGGCAGAATTGCGGATTAGCTTATCGGTTAGAATTGCATAAGCATTGTATTCATGGGGCTCTAACTTTACGCTATCTATAGTAATTTCCTTTTCGGTTTTATCTGCCGCTTCCTCAGACCAGGTGAACCATACACCGGAGAAGAAGTCCTTTTCGGTAGCCCCAGCCTGGTTTAATACCGGGATATTTATTGCATTATCAGGATGCTCTTTACCCGCTGGTAATATAGTGGCTAATGGTCTAACAATTCCATCTTCAGAGGCAACTTTTAATAAAGCAGCCTTAAATTCCTCAGGAATCGTATATCCGCCTGTTGGGTCACTATCCATAGACATAACCTTTTTTCGATATTCCATTAACTTGGCATCTTTAATAATTACCGATTTAACAAAATCACCGAGTGTCGGGAATATCTTTTCTTTTCCGTCTCCATTACCGCCTTCCCCTTCGGGTCTCTCCACTTTAAGATAAGGCTGTATGGCCTTATCGAATTCGGCTTTAATTAACTTTCCTAATTCTTCTGGTGTCATCTTCATCTAATATCAGCTCCTTTCTATTTTATTTTTTGTAATGGATTACTTTTTACCTTGCCTATGATATAGCTCATCCTCTCATCTACAGCTTTGGCTATTACTTTCTCGTCTACTTCAATCGTTTTTTCGTCTTCTTCTTTGTCTATTAATTTATCGTCTTCTTTACGATCTTCTAAATCAATCACTGTATCGTCATCTTCACTATCTTTTTCGCCTTCAATCTCTAAACTATCTTCACCGGTTTCGGCAGAATCCAATACTCCTTGAATTAAGGCATCGGCCTCTTGATTTAGTTTTTGGGCATTCTTTAAATTCTGCTTATTCTTGGCATTCAAGACTGCTCCAGCCTTTAGTTCAAGCTCTTTAATCTTTTCTTTTAATTCATCGACCTCATCTTCTAATCTCTTTCTCTCTTTTATTGAATCAAATATAAAATTAATTCCATTTATACTTAATTCAGGAAATAACTCTTTGATTTGTAGTGTATATAATTCATCCTCTTCATAATCTCTTAATTCGGGTGGCTCTTTGTCGAATTGCTTATAGTGCTTAGCTAAATGATTATAAACTCCCTTTTTATCACCTGTAGGTATGGCTACTCCACCTCTTGCTCCTAATAAGGCTCCCATAGCAGCAGCGACTGCTCTCCAGACTACAGCGTGCCCTTTAGCTTTATGGTGAGGCAATTTGTAAGCAGTCTTTATATCGGGATTTTCCGAATCGAACCAGGCACACATAATTTTAAGATCGCTAATCTCGGCCTGCCTTATTTCTTTACCGGCATCCCATTTCTCGCCTTCAGGGGCTTTAGGAGTCTCTTTGAAAGGTATAACTCCTCTTTCTTCTATCTCTATTTCTAATTCCTTTTCTTCAATATCTTCGATATCTTTACCATGATCAGCCATCCACTCCTTGGCCTTCTCCAAGGTCCAGCCCTTTTTTTTGTCAAACACAAAAGTAATTATCTTCTTGCAATCAATGCAGTATATTCCCCTGATCCCCTCTTTTTCTGATACGGTTATCCACCTGATTTTGTGGCCTTTATGCTTGCCTTCCTCACCTTTGGCCGGGATCCGGATAGAGTCTTCGGTTTCTTCTATCTTTTCATTATCATCTTTTAATTCTTCTTCCTCTTTGTCGTCTATTATTTCGATAAAGCCTGCTTCCTTTAGTGGCTCGATGTCAATCCCCTCTGTCATCATCTTTTGATTATCCAATGCATCCGGATTCATACCTATTGCACAGGCCGAAAATTCTACCAATTCCCATATCTTGATCCTTCTGCCGGTCGTTCGGTAACTTTCTTTATCCCTGTCTTTGTCCTCGTCATCCACAATATCTTCCGATTTTATCGGTATAAATCCTATACTGCAGGCCCGCATAAATTTGCCTTTGTATAGTTTATAAACAGTGTCAGCCAGAGGGTAATCACCTTCGGGTGGGAATACTACCTTTGCCATAATCTTTTCATCGGTCTTTTCCAGTTTCTCGGCTTTGGCTATGGACAATCCTTTGTAGTCATGAGCCAGCAAGACTACAGGATTCTTCCTGAAATTGGCTAGTTTCGCACCTTTGGCCTCAACAATATCTCCAGCCCGGTCTCTTTTAGTAGTGGTAATAGTCCAGTTAAGGGCTCTCTCCCCTTCAACCGTCTTTACATCCACAGCAAAATCTTTTTTCATAAATTCTTCCGGCATGTTTTTCACCTCACTTTTTTTTAAATATTTAAAATAAAAAGAGCCATCAAGAAGAAGTTTTTAATTTCTTCTAAAATGGCTCTCTATGGGGCTCTACAGATATTTGATTTTACTTAATAAATTATTCTAAAACTGGCAATATGGTGCATCGGCAATCAGGATGTAATGGAGGGGCATCTACTCCACCGCTAAAATTTTTATGCAATCCTACAACTTCTCCATGCATAGCCGAGCATTCTTCACAGGTCCGCTCGTCAATAGCACAATACCATTCTTTTTTTTCTACTACTCCCGACTGGTCATAGGCCTGCAACGCTCCCTGATTACTGGCTGCTATGGTCTCGGTTCGGGCTATCCTTACCGCCCTGTAACCTTTGGCCTCCTCATATACCGAGCTCACCCTGCTGGCTAGACTGGGGATCTTCTCTCCAGCTTGGACTCCTTCAGCTAAGGTCTTTCTCAGCTTATTCAGAGTAGTATCGGATATGCTTTTTATTAATGTACCGCATCGCTTTTTAATCCATTTTACCACATGAGGATTAGTTACGTCAAAACTTACCTCTACCCCCAATTCGGCCATGGCAGCAGTTCCGTTTATTTCTACTATTTCAGTTATTCGAGGCAAGGCAAATTCAGTAAATTTCATTATCTAATGCTCATCATGGGTAATGCGAAGGACATCATCCACATCTTTTTCGATAATACTTTTCTTTTTCCTTAAAGCCTGCAAGGCTCTTATCTCTTGCTCTTGAAATAGCTTAGTGATTCCCCTTCTAAATTCATTCTCCAGCGGGGTAATCCTCTTAATAAATATCTCCCAGTATCTGTCTTTATATTCCTGAGGCAATTCCTTCTCTATTTTTTGGGTCTTTTGGGGTTTCTCTCCACCACCAGCCCCGGTCAAGGGCATTATATTCATCGGCACAAGTGGGACTTTACCCCAGGGAACCTCATCAAGGCCATCTTCTACCCTGGCCTCATTAGGGGTCATAACAAACGTTTTTAAACTACTCTCCCTTTTCTTCAATAAAAATTCCTCATCGGCAGGCACCGGATTATCAAACCTGCAATATAGACCATTCTCTTTGTAAAATGGTAATAGGAAGGTATTTAAAACTTCAGCATTTCTTACACATCTAGGCAAGATACATTCCCGATTCCAGCTGATATCTAATGCCTGCATATTACCCAGGTTAGTCTGTTCCGGGTGGGATAGCTTTTGCGGTGGGGTATGATAAGCAGAAGCCAGTTGTCTCATAGTCCAGTTAGCAAGCAACATAAACTCCATATCCTTATTCGATACTCCTACAGTGTGAAGTTTCATTCCTCCTACTAAAGCACCGGTCTTGTGGGCCTTTTCAGCCCCGCCATAGGTCGCATCGAATATCTCCAGTATCTTATCTACCTGTTCTTTCTCTAAATTGGATTCGGTCTCCAGGACTTGCTTCAGATGTACCCCATTCTTAAACATATTAAGCTGGTAGATCATGTTATAATAGTCCGTATCATAGGCATAGGCCTTTCTTTGCACCGGTGAAGCCCCTCGAAATGGATCGGTGGGACTGGGGTATCGAAAATACAAAATATCTTCACGGGGATAGGTGATCTCTCTCGTCCCTTCAAGA